TACTTCTGCTTTACCTTGGGCTCAGAAAGGTGCTGCTGTTACACTTCCTTTGGGTGCTTCTGCTCCTATTAAGTATGACTTTAGTGGTGCTTCCGACCGTACTCTTACTGTCAAGGATATTACTAACGTTGACCGCTCTATGACTAATACTAGCGGTAATCCTATTTATGCTAAAGGCGCTTCTGCTCCCAATAATTATTCTCCTTTATATGCTGATTTATCTGCTGCGACTGCTGCAACTGTTAATCAACTTCGTCAATCTTTTCAAATTCAGAAATTGTTAGAGCGTGACGCTCGTGGTGGTACACGTTATACTGAAGTTGTTAAGTCTCATTTTGGTGTTACGTCGCCTGATGCGCGTTTGCAGCGCCCTGAGTATTTGGGCGGTGGTATGACGCCTGTTCATATTGCTCCTATTGCTCAGACTGCTATGTCTCAGGAAGTTGGTACGCCGCTCGGTACTCTTGCTGCTTATGGTACCGTTGTTGCTTCGGGTCATGGTTTTACTCAGTCGTTTACGGAACATGGTCATGTTATTGGTTTGATTTCGGTTCGCGCTGATTTGAATTATCAGCAGGGCTGTCATCGTATGTGGTTTCGTAAGACGCGCTTTGATTACTATTGGCCGGTCTTTTCCCATCTGGGAGAGCAGGCGGTGCTCAATCAAGAAATTTACGCTACAGGTACTGCTACGGATGAGCAGGTTTTCGGTTATCAGGAACGGTGGGCTGAGTATCGTTATAAGCCGTCGTTGATTACTGGTCAGTTAAAGTCTACTTTTCCTCAGCCTCTTGATGTTTGGCATTTGGCTCAGCGTTTTGCTACGCTTCCCACGTTGAATTCTACGTTTATTCAGGATACCCCTCCTGTTGATCGTATTATTGCTACTACGGAGCAGACTGGTCGTCAGTTTGTTTTAGATGTGTTTTTCCGTAATAAAGCCGCTCGTCCGCTGCCGATGTACAGCGTCCCGGGTCTTGTGGATCATTTCTAATGCCGGGCGGTGGTGTCATCGGTGGTGCTGCAACTGGTGCTGCTGCGGGCAGTGTTGCGGGTCCAATCGGTGCTATTGCTGGTGGTTTAATTGGTGCTGCCGGTTCGTTTTTCTCTGGTAAATCCGCTCAGGATAATGCTAAAGAGAATTATAAAAAACGTTATCAGTGGCAGGTTCAGGATATGAAAAAGGCCGGTCTTAATCCTATGTTGGCTTTTTCTCAGGGTGCCCCGAATGTTCCTCAGGCCGCTGTGCCTGATTGGGGTGATGCTGCGACTAAGGGTGCCGGTGTTGGTTCTGCTGTTGCGTTGAATAAACAGCAGGTTGCGGCTAATGTTAATCAGATGAATGCGTCTGCCGCTGCTTCTACTGCGGGTGCTCGTAAGTCTAATGCTGAGGCGTTGATTTTAGAGACTGGTGGTTCTGCGCGTCAAAGCGCAGAGATTGTCGAGTCTGGTGCTCGTACGTCGTCCCTTATTGCTAATGTTGATAAAGTTGCTACTGAGATTGAGGGTCTTAAGACGACTAATGCGCAGCTTGAGTATATGTTGAAGTTGGAGCGTGATGTTAAAGCTGCTACTGCTCGTAATTTGGAGGCGGGTATTCCGCCTAAGTTGTTGCTTGCAGAGGTTGCTAAGATTGGTACTGAATTAATTCAGAAGTTGCAGACTCCGGCTACTCGTTCTGCTGCGTCGTCTATGTTGAAGGATACTGTTAACATGTTGCAGGATAAGGCGGCTCATGGTGCTAGAGCGGTGTCTGGTCTTGTTTCTGGTTATAAGGATTTCATGCGTAAGCATGGGTCCGCGTATCGCTAATGCTTGTTCATATTTCGGAGGTTCTTATGTCTTTTCCGCGTAATCGGTTTTTAGGTGGTTTTGACCGCTCTAAGTGGTCTAAGGCTCATTCTTTGGAGTGTCTTGATCCTTCTTTGACTATTCAGAGTCAGAAGGAGGAGGCTGATATTAATACGATTGTTCGTAATTTTGGTGTGACTGGTCAGTTGCCTCAAGGCGTTCGTATCCCCGAGTATGGGGATTTTGACGCTGTTGATGATTTTCGGACTGCTGTTGAAGCTATCCGTGCTGCCGAGGCGAGTTTTCTCGCTATGCCTTCGGCTTTGCGTGCGCGTTTGGATAATGATCCCGCGCGTTTTGTCGAATGGTGTGCTGATCCAAGTAATCTGGAGGAAATGCGAACCTTAGGGTTAGCTGTTCCTGCTCCGGTTCTTGCGCCGGTGGGCGCCTCTTCTTAAAATTTTTTTTTGGAGGCTTTGCCATAATACGGGAGAGGAGGGGGTGCTAGCCCCCCTCCTCTTTTTCGTTAGTAAGTTGTTACTTTACCAATTTTGATATGTCGGAAGTTTGTAGCCGTAAGGCGAGTTGTTGCCTCCTCTTTGGCTTTTTCCGCACTGTTGGTATCGATGACGATACTTCCGGTTCGGATGAATCCTTCCTTACTGAGGTAGCTGTAGGTAACCTTGTAAAGAGCGGTAGCTGCTTCGGTGGTTTTCGTTTCATCTTGCTTAGCCATTATTCGATCTCCTCTGATTTGATGTCATCAATATTACTTTCGATCTGATCTTCTAGCTCGCGGATACTATCCGCTATTTTGGAGAGTATTGCAAGCTTCATTTCGATTGACATGATGTATGATTCGATTTCGGTTGCTCTGCTCATCGTTGTACTCCTTTGGTTGGTACGGGTGTTATTTTACTCGTTTATTTTATTCTTGTATATACCCGTTCCTTCTATCGTTATAACTATTTGTTATTTGTGTTTGGCTTGTTTTTCTGTTTCCCCCCCCTCTCGCCAAACCTTCCTAGGATCGCCGTAGGCGATCGAGCGACCAGGGCGCTAGCCCTAGTCGCGTCTGCCCGTGAACAGTCCTGCTACTTGATATGGACTGTTCTAGGTGACAGAATCCCTCTGTCTCCTCGGGGGCGTTGCGGGGGTGTCCCCCGCCCCATTATTTCCTTTCTGGAGGTTTTATGTCTAAGCGTTTTGGTGTTTCTAAGGGCCGTTCCTCGGCTCAGTTTAAGTCTAATATTTCTCGTACTAAGTCTCCTAATATGCGTCAGGTTATGCGTGGAGGTTGGCGGCTGTAATGCCGTGTTTTGCTCCTATTGTTGCTTGGAAGCCCCTCGACGGAGGGGCTATCCATTTTTCTGAAAAGAAGAATTGCAGGGAAATTAATATTCCCTGCGGTCAATGTATTGGCTGTCGTTGTGCCCGTCGTGATGCGTGGGCCTTTCGTTGTTATGCCGAATCTAAGTTACATGAGCGTAATGCTTTCGTTACTCTGACGTATGATGACGCGTCATTGCCTCGTTTCGGCTCTTTGCAGTATTCGGATATTCAGCTCTTTCACAAGCGTATGCGTGAAAAGCTTGGTCCCTTTCGTTTCTTTCTTTGTGGAGAGTATGGTGAGAATACTTCCCGTGCGCATTACCATGCGCTTTATTTCGGTTTGTCTTTTCCCGATGCTATTAAGTCTAACAGCTTGTACTCCAAACATGATATTTATACAAGTGAAATCCTGTCCGGATTGTGGGGAAAAGGAAACTGCTCCATTGGTGAAGTCACGTTTGAGAGTGCGCGATATTGCGCCGTTTATACTACCAAAAAAGTGACTGGTGATAGGGCTGATGACCATTATGCTCGTGTTTGTCCTGTGACTGGTGAAATCGGAAAGATTGAACCAGAGTTCGGGCGTATGTCTCTTAAGCCCGGTATTGGTTATAATTGGTTGGTTAAGTATGCTCCAGAGGTATTGACTCATGGGGCTGTTCACGTGGGTTCGCGTAAGCAAGCGATACCCCGTTTTTATATGGATAAGTTGGCGGCTCTTAATGAAGATGATTTTCAGTCTATGAAGTTACGTCTTGAGGCCGCTGTTAATTACGAGAATAATACTCGTGATCGTTTAGAAGTTCGTGCCGAAGTCGCTGCGGCTAAACAGCGATTTAATAAGGAGCGTAATCCCGATGCGTTATAAGATGGTAGTTATCCGTGACCGTGCTGCTGATGTCTATAATCAGCCTGCTTTTGTTCCTTCTCTTGGTATTGCTCATCGTAGTTTTGCTGATGAAGTTAACCGTGTTGATCCTAATAATCAGTTGAATAAGCACCCTGAAGATTTTGACCTTTATTATATTGGTGAGTGGGACGATAATACCGGCGAGTTTGACGCCGTTCGTCCGCAGCAGATTGCTGTAGGTAAGGATGTTGTTGTTAAAGTGAATTAATGTCGGGTGCTTGGGGGCTTCGGCCCCCTTTTTTAATTTAGGGAGTTGTCATGCATCGTAATCAGTCCGTTAATGCTCATAATTTTGCTATGGTTCCTCGCGCGGATATTCCGCGGTCGGGTTTTAAGATTGAGTCGTCTTATAAGACTACTTTTGACGCCGGTTTGCTGATTCCTATTTACTGTGAGGAAGTTCTTCCCGGTGATACGTTCAATCTTCGCTCTACTATGTTTGCGCGTCTTGCTACGCCTATTGTCCCTATTATTGATAATCTCTATCTTGAGTCGTTCTTCTTCTTTGTCCCTAATCGTCTGGTGTGGGACAATTGGAAGAAGTTTTGCGGTGAACAGAATTCACCGGGTGATTCGACGGATTTTCTAGTTCCTAAGGTTGCGGTTAACGCTGCTACTGCCGCTGAGGGTACTATTTGGGATTATTTTGGTATTCCCGGTCAGGGTCAGTTGACTGGTGGTCTTGCTGTTAATGCTCTGCCGTTTCGTGCTTATAATTTGATCTGGAATGAATGGTTCCGTGACCAGAATTTGCAGACTCCTGCCGTTGTTGCTAAGACGGATAGTGATACTGCCGGTAACTATGCGTTGCGTCGTCGCGGTAAGCGACATGATTATTTCACCTCTTGTTTGCCATGGGTTCAGAAGGGAACTAGTGTTTCCCTTCCTTTGACTGGTAATGCTACTGTGCGCACTGCTTCTAATGCGTTGGTGGCCGGTGGTCAGACCCCTATGACGTTGCGTAATTCCTCTACCGGTGCTGATATTGCTAACTCCGGTACTTTGGGTGTTTCTGCTGCGGGTGCTTTCCAATATAATGCTACGGGTATTAATGCCGTAGTTGGTTCAGCTTATCCCGCCAATTTGTTTGCTGATTTGTCTACTGCGACTGCGACTACTATTAATCAGTTGCGGCAGGCATTTCAGATACAGCGTATTTATGAAAGGGACGCTCGTGGAGGTACTCGTTATACGGAGCTTATTCTTAGTCATTTTGGTGTTAGCTCTCCTGATGCTCGCTTACAGCGTCCCGAATATTTAGGCGGTGGTAGCACGCCTATTAATGTTAATCCGATTGCGCAGACTGGTCCCACTGGTACGACCGGGTCGACAACACCGCAAGGTAATTTGACGGGTGTTGGTACATTTAGTCATCAATCGGTTGGTTTTACTAAGAGTTTTACAGAGCATTGTTTG